CAGACCTGATGGTCAACATTGTCACAAAAAAACCCACGGACAATACGAAAAATTATTTACTACTTCGCCCAACTAGTGTCGTTTATATTCGTAATGATTATAAAACATTCAAAACCTACGGACAAAAAAAACATCGTATTGTGAATAAGATGTTCGTCAAATGTATCCAAACACTATCCACCTTGATTGATAAAGATTTAAATAATATCACACGAATAATCAAAAAAATTACGGGCGGTTACACAGAAGCCGACTTGATGAAGCGGTCTGTGTTCGAAGCAAAAGGATTACGAGCCTATAAAAAAATAAGTAATAATCGTGGAACATCGCTACAAGTCATGGCGGATTCGTATAATATTTCAACGCAATAAAGACGGCATTTGAGACAAATATTGATTCGCCATGGCGTCTTGGTCTACATAATCTATTTTTAATACCACACTGAGGCTTTCTAAATTATCTATATCAATCGCCTCGGCACTATTGTCGGTTAGCTGAACTTCTACCTTCTTCAAAGCATCGTTTGTTAATAATTTAATAGGCGACTCATATACAGGTTCAAATGTTAAGTTGTCATCGGAATGTAAATATTCCATTACAGGAGCATTGTTGGAAGAAGAAAAATAATTAAGACTGGGTAAATTGATTTTTAATAATGCTTCGCTATGAGACAAAGCCTCCGTGAAGACCGCACAGGCGTGGACGACATTGATATAGCATTCTCGTCGGGATTCGGATAGTACGGGTAAATTATTCCACGTAGCAACGCCATCCACATTAGTTAATTGTTCGCTGTTCAAGAATAGGTATTTTGATTGCATATACTATAGCAGAATATTTTATAATTAATAAAAATATAATTTAGCATCATGACTATTGACTTTTAATACTCTAAAAAAAGTACTTCGCTGTTCTATAGATTCTCGTTTTACGATTTATATCACAATTATTTTATCACGTTTTTTGTGTCGGTCATTACCGAACTGATACTGTCATACAACCAAATACAGTTTAGTTTTTCACAATCTTGGTCATTAAATACCAATAATACGTACATAGCATAGGTACATATTATTTGTTAAGATATTCTTGGCATTTTTTGGTGTGTTGATGCCTTTTTAAATGACGTCGTAATGTGGTAGAATTACAAATAGGACACTTAATACTTTCATTTAAATTTTCCTTATTTTTTGATAATATTGTTTGAGATATTTTTTGAATTCTTCTTTGTGCTCTTCTCGATATTGTTTATCATGTTCTTTGCGTTCTTCTATAGTTATATATGCTTTTTGCCTATTTACTAAAGTGCGATGTCTATCGATTTCCACTTGTTCGGCAATTAATAACTGTGTTTTATTTTCTAATTTTAATGATTTTATAGGTATTACTTCAAAACAATCATACCCTCCATTATTCCTAATATGACAATAAATAGGGTATGCAAATTGTATTGCTTCTTCGTGGTTGCAATCATATTTATGCCTTGCCTTTCTTTGAGGAAATTTAGTCGTGGAACCCACATAAACGACTTCTTTGCTTTCCATATGTCTAATATGGTAAATAATAGAGTTGGTAAAATCTTGTGTTCTACCCATTATATTCTAATCTAATCAATTCTTTAAATCATTTTTACTCTGGTGTTTCGGGAAATGGTCTGTCTGGCAGCCAGATAGATGGATAATCGCGGAGAGCCTGCCGATATAGAATCCATTTGTCTCGTTGCGGGTAGTCTGGTAAGGCACGATAATCGCTCTCTTGTAATAGTCGGTTACGCTCTTCACGCATTTCGTCTAAAAGCAAGTCATCGTATTTTAACTCTAATTCTTCTTCCGTTGGTTTTGGAATCGTCATATCATACCACTCTATAGTCTCATATGTTTCGCCACAACTCCAAGATTTATTAAGATAATACTTTGTTAATATTTTGCTATAATCCATATACTATAGGTATAGATTTTATTTTTAACCAATCATAAACCCACCAAAAGAAGAAAACTCGGCAACGGAACCAGTACGAGCAGTTCCACTGGTTACTCTAATTCTTATAATATCACCAACTACACAAGGAAGAATAACGTTCCCTTTTGCGCCAACGGTGTTAAATAGGTTAGAACCTACCGCTGGGTCTGATAATGTAGGGTTCATATTGCTTAATTGACAACGGTCGCGCTGAGTGCCATTTTGTTGTAATTCAACTTGAAAAGGAACACCGTTTGATTGAAAACCATAATAAATAAACCAATTACCAGAAACTGGAATAACATAATGACGAGCAGCAACATCATATCCCGAATGGTTATCTATAACGATGCCGTTATAATTAACATTAGTATCAACACTACTTGTTGTCGTGCTGTTACATTTTAACTTAAAACAAGGTTGAAGCGGGGCAGAAATTATTCCACCTATCGAAACAAATCCTTCCACGAAGAGAATGAGAGCATTTAAGTTGCTTGAATTGACAGTGGAAAAGTTAGCCTCAGCTGTAGTAGATATTGTATTATCAGCGATAGATATATTTGTTCCCGCTAGAAGGGTCTGTTGGTAACCTACTATATTAGAAGCGTTGATTTGCGACGCATTCACGACGGAGGCATTCAAATCTTCGTCTAAGTTTAAATAGGATGCGTTGATGAGTACCGACTCAAACGACTGGATATACCCCGATCCAAAGTCACAGTTCGAGCCAATAATTTCACTCACATTCACGACGTTGCTGCTGTTGATAAACTCTGAATTCACGCTGGAAAAATTAGTGTTAGCAGAAGTAGATATAGTATTACCCGTAATCGTAATATTATCGCCAGCAATAACTGTTTCTTGATAACCTACTATATTAGAGGAATTAATGGTGCTAAAATTAGCTTGGCTGATGTTTGCGGTTCCACCACAATTGATATTAAATAAATTATTGTTGTTTGAGCTCAATCCCATGGATACAGAAACCAAGTCTAAACTGGTTATACCATCTACGTTCAACGAACTGGTATTCAAACTGTTGGTTACTACATCTTCGTTTGCCAAACCCGCTACAATTTCGTCGATACTCAGTAATGGTTTGGTTAGACTTAATACATTACCGAAACTTTGTAAATTAAAATCACTCGTAAATACCATGGTGGCGGTAGATAAATTATCACCATTTACAACAGAAGCGTTGGTGGTACTAAAATTAGCAACACCGCTTGTTTGTAATTCATCGCATTCAAAACGAAGTCTTCCGCCTGTGTGTATAAAGCGCGTTGTAGCTCCATTTCGAAAAAGGAAGGATGCTTCTGCATCGTCTGCAGTATCGATTATGGTATATTGAAACGAGGCGATTGTGTCGGTGCTGATGTTGATTGCGTCTAACGCACTTGAAGATAGATTGACAGTGTATACTTGGTCGGTGTCTAATTCGTCACATTCAATATCCCCTGTAACATTCACATCATTTCCAAACGATGCCACCCCATTACAAGTAATAAAGGAAGTATTTAAATTACTTGAATTGACAGTTGAAAAGTTAACATTACTGGGTGGCGAAGAAGATATAGTATTTCCTACGATGGTTATGTTATCCCCTGCAATAAGTGCTTCTTGGTATCCTTCTATAGAACCACCGACCGATAAACTACCACCCACCGATACATTTTCATCTGTAGATATATTTCTACTTTCAAAACTTCCAGCATTTTGTATACTTCTTGTTTGTATTAAATTGTTTGAATCCATAATTAATACTCTTTCGGTCGAGTTTGTATTTGTGTTGAATATAATACTACCCGCGTTATTTACGATATTAACGGCTCCGCCATCTCGGTTCATCGTCATAGATTGTGCGGACGAGCTTTCATCGCTTAAATTAAAACTGAATGTATTGACCGAACGAGAACGCGATATAGAACTATTGATTGAACTGACATTTGCGTTTGGAGTGGCGAAATTAGACGTCGTGATATTTGTCGATTCAATAGTTTGTGTTGTAATATCGTTTGCTGTTATATCCGACAAGATACAAGTAGAAGCGGTTAATACGTTGGCAACCGCAAACGAAAATTGCCCCTGAACGCATTTATCTTGGTGAGGTCTAACTCGTCGAGGTCTAATTCGTCGATAGTTAAGGTGCTTATATTTGCGGTTGTAGCATTCAACAAAGGGGTCGAAAAACGGAACGTTGCTTCTCCATCGATACATTCAAATATATCTGCTTCCAATTCAACTACATTTAAGGTTTCTGTATTAATATCGTCTGCTTGTAGATTTAATGTTTCTATCCCGTTGTTTCTTATTTCCAAACAAGGTTGATTACCAACAAAAAAGTTAATAGCCGAACTATTGCCAGTAACCGATATATTGACTTCATAGCCTGAACTATTAAACGATTGGACGAAGTTGTTGCCGACTACTCCACTATACAATACGATGTCCCCAGCGTGTTGTCCAGATTTGCCCACATACAGATTATTGCTTACATTTAAACTATCTTGAAAATTACTGGTTTGACTTACATTTAAAACACCGAACACATCTACATTATTATCTACTTGTAAGCTGTTTAAATTGGCTTGACTATCTGAAGATAAATAAGCAGATATAACATTATTTTCAATAGTGATATTGTCCCCTGGAACAAGGTTCCCTGTAGATAAATTCAACGCATTCGCCGTAATATTGCCTGTTATAGTAATGTTGCCCACACTCAAATTATCAATAGATGACTTTGTAGCAGACAGATTGACTAAACTCACGTCTATGCTACTTAAATTTCTGGCAGATGCGACCTCCGAGCGTATTACTGTTATAAAAGCAGTCCCGTTAATAAAGGCGTCTCCGCTAATGGTCAAAGGAAAAAAGGCGTCATCATAACCAATCGCTAACCCTATATAGTTGATAGAGGCTACTTCTACATCTTCTACACGAAAACTATTGGAGGTCGATGTCGATTGAGCGTTCATAATGGTTTGGCCGCTGGCTACTTGTGCGAATCCGTAGTTGGTTGCTCCTGTATTACCCTCGATAGATATGGCCATCCTATCGCTGTGTCCGTCGTTCCCAATTTGGGTTCGACCGATAACTGCCTGTCCCGCAGGCGAACCTTCTAAAATGGATAAACTATTAAAATTCGCTTCGTCTGCTTCTATGTTGCCTGTATTTAAGTTCAAGTCACTGCCTCCATCGTTATCTAATGTTTCTGTAATTTGAAAGGTACAACTATCTGGAAATAACATTGTCCAAGTATCATCACTTGAATTATTATCAATGAGAACCTGAAAATATACAGTGGTTCCAGCCGATACGGCTGAAGTTCGATTGCCTATTCTCGGAGACAAAACACCCGACCTTGTTCCGCCACCGTTGTGGTCACGCCAAATCTGTTCTTGGCTACTGATGGTGTTGTCTACTCCGTTGTTATAAATTAACCGTGCATTTACAGTATCGTCGTTATAACCTCCCATTTCGTAGGAAAAAGAAGCCGTGCAATTTAAAATAGCATTTGAACCAAACTTTGTGGTGTAAAACACCTTCATCATGTTTCTTGACGAGCCCGGGGGAATATTTACATCTACGATGTTGGTCGATCCGCGAACAATAGGTTTAATTACATCGCCTCCCAAATACAACTGAGTATTGGTTAGCGAACGACTATCTCCACCACCCGCCCCGTTCAACGCCGAATACACTGCACCGCTCGTGATTAAGTCGCCGCTGTTTTGCGTCACATTGACTGTGCTATTTACATTCAATAATTTATTCGTTAAGGTTAAATTAGAACCGAATTGTAAATCGGCTGTGGATAGATTACTTGCGTTTATAATTGAGGTATTTATTTCTGTAAAATTTGCTACACTTGGCAAAATGCCAGTTGACGATATAACATTTCCACAAATATCTATGTTGTTTCCTGCGGTTAAGGTTGGTTGAACGTTATTTGCTATTACACTTGTGGCCGTTATATTGCTTGAGGATATATTGGTCGCCGATAAGTCTACAAAAGACTCTGAGAATGCGATCAGTTGGCTTACATTCAAAAACGGGATAATGTAATCTGGCGGCAAATTAAGTTCCGATGCGTTAATCTCGGAAACATTTAACGTATTTTGTGAGAAGATATTGGCTCTTAATTCTCCAATCGTCGCCAAAGCAATCGATGCATTGGCGATGGAGACATTTCCGAAATTGAGGTTGCTCCCAACATTTATGTTTTGATTTGGCACAGAGCCGCCCATAGGTACCGAATACATATACATTACAAATATATTTAAAATTAGTTTAAAAACTAAATCTAGATAAGATATAATAAGATGCCTAAAATTCCTATAGATTATAGTAAAACGATTATATATAAGATTGTATGTAATGACTTGAATGTAAATCAATGCTATGTGGGACATACTACAGATATGACAAAACGAAAATGGGGACATAAATCCGTGTGTAATAATGATAAAAATAAAGGACACAATCATAAAATATATAAAATCATTCGTGAAAATGGTGGGTGGGACAATTGGAATATGCTTTTAGTTGAAAAGTTTCCTTGTAAAGACAAATATGACGCGTGTAAAAGAGAACGAGAAGTATATGAAGAATTGGACGCGAAAATGAATATGCTTATCCCTTATAGAACACAAGAAGAAATCAAACAATATCATAAACAATATGACCAAGAATACTACCAAACAAACAAAGAATATAAAAAAGAAAATTCAAAGAATATAACCAACTAAATAAACAAAAAATATCAGCATATAAAAAAAAATATCGTCAAGAAAACAAACAAAAAATATCAGAACGGAATAAAGAAAAAATAGAATGCCTTTGTGGTAGTATTGTTTGCAGGTCAGATATAGCACAACACAAACGGACAGCCAAACATATAGAATATTTAAACAGTAGATAACTTTTTATGTATCTCATTTATTACGAACAATAAATGTGGGTTGAATTTTTTAGATAAATTGCTAATCAGTTTTTCGTAGTCTGGTTCGATTCCTTCGATAGACAAATCGATGTTTTCGGTGATGGTTATATACTTTTTATAGAACTCGTTTGCATCTTCATCAGCCGACGGCAAAGATATTACTTTACACCCACAAGCTAAAGCTTTGTGGATTCTATGCGTTTCCAGTGCGTTCTTATCGTAATAAGGAATATTTAAAACCACTTTACATTCATGTAAAATTTTTGTTAAGGAGTCACTATTTTTATGACTCCAATCAAAATCTATATAGAAATTTAAATCTGGGTATTGTTCTTGTAACTCTTTCAAAATCTTTTCGCGGCGTTCGGTTTTCGAACCAATAAAACACACGTCGTATGGTCTTTCGTTTGTCTCTAAATTAAATTGTAAAAATTCAAAATAAAATAAGACAAAATCTTAGATATCAAACGTTTCTTTCTAAATAAGCACTTGTTAATGTATTATAATCAACACACTACGTTTCGTTTCATAAGAGACACATAATA